CCATTGAATGTGACTTACTCACAAGTCACAGCAACGATGTCAGATTACATCGCCGCTGAATACTCAGACATCTTCTCACAGCAAAAAGTCAATTTTGACGAACGCCGTGAATTGGTGCAGGTAGTTTCAGGGGCCATCGGCAGACGTATGGATCAGCTTGTTATTGATGCCCTTAACGCATCAGGCACAACGCTGACCGTTGCGACTACCGTTGGTGGCGCAGGCACAAACCTGAATATTGAAAAGCTGATTGAAGCCAAAAAGCTGATGGATCAAAATAACGTCCCAGCCGAAGGCCGCGTCATGATCATCCACGCCAACAACCTTGCTGGCCTGTTGGGTGAAACTGAAGTGCAATCAAGCGATTTCAACACGATCAAGGCTCTTGTTCAGGGTCAGGTTGATACCTACCTTGGCTTCAAGTTCATCTCAATTGGTGATCGTGACGAAGGTGGCTTGCCACTGCCGTCAACCCGCACATGCTTTGCATTCCACAAGGATGCAGTCGGTATGGGTATCGGCATGAACCAAAAATCTGAAATCAATTACATTGCCGAAAAAACCAGTTTCTTGGTTTCTTCAATGTTCAGCGCTGGCGCAGTTGCCATCGATGACGAAGGCATTGTTAAGATTTCTTGCACAGAGTAGAGAGGAGCTAACTGATGGCATACGCACAAGCTGGCTTCGGCCCACTAGGTGGACAATCTTTAGCTGGTAACGCTCCGGCGTTGTATGTGTACACGACTGCTGACGCACATACAGACGTTGATGGCTCTGGCTACTTTAATGATCTTGCCGACACACTGAAGGTCGGTGACATGATTATTGTTCACGGTTCCACTGGCGGTACTCGCACAGTAACTATGCACATTGTAGTATCAAACGCCTCTGGCGTTGTTGACTGCTCAAATGGCACAGTTATCGGCGTAGTAACCGACAGCGACTAATCCTAGAGGGGCAGGCCTGGCCTGCCCCCCTTACCTATATTGGAGTAGTAAATGGCGCAGGGCGATACCAAACTATCTATATGTTCTGAAGCTTTAATTATGCTGGGGGCCGCGCCCCTTTCGTCATTTGCAACAGGTACAGATGAAGCGCAAGTTGCTGACAGGCTGTACGATGATATCCGCGACACTATCTTGATGCAGTACCCATTTAGCTGGTCTGTCAAAAAAGTAAAGCTTGGCCGCTTGGCTAGCACACCCATCAATGAATGGAAATATACCTACGCACTGCCCGGCGATATTTTGGGCAATCCAAAGGCCGTGTTTAATGTTGGCGCAGTTGCCGCACAGCCTGTGCGTGATTTTGAAATTTACAGCCTTGGTCTTTACACTAATTACGAAGATGTTTGGATCGACTACCAATTTCGCCCAACTGAGTCCATCTTCCCGCCTTATTTCGTGCGCCTGTTAAAAACAGCGCTGGCGGCTGAGTTTGCCGAACCAGTGACAGATCAGATCACCAAGGGCGACTATTACCACCAAAAGGCATACGGCGCACCATCGGAGAATATGCGCGGTGGCTTGATGCGCGTTGCTATTAACATTGACGGCGCTGATCGCCCGGCTCAAACTATACAAGAGTTTCCAATATCCGATATAAGGTTCTAGCATGAGCCGTATTATTGCTATTCAAAATGATTTTACGGCTGGCGAATTAGACCCGAAGCTTCGCGCCCGGACAGACATCGCGCAATACAAGTCTGGCCTAACTACAGCGCGTAATGTCAGCATCCAGCCACAAGGCGGCGCTAAACGCCGGGACGGCACCAAGTTCATTGCTGAGTTGGATAGTGGTGCTGGCACAGCCGTGCGTATGGTTTCTTTTGAATTTAGCGTTAGCGATAGTTACATGCTGGTTTTTACACCCGGCAAAATGTATGTGTTTAAAGACGGCGCACAAATTACAAACATCAACGGCGGTGGAAACGACTACCTGACTGTGTCAACGGTCACTAGCGCCATCATTCCGGAAATGAATTGGGTGCAGTCTGCCGACACGGTAATTATTGTGCATGAGGATCTTGAGCCAACAAAAATTGTGCGTGGTGCCACTGACAGCGATTGGACTGCCAGCAACATATCATTCGATTTTATACCTAAATACGCATTTACGCTTGATACGCATGAGCCAACATTTACCATCACGCCGTCAGCCACTAGCGGCAATATTGAGATTACCGCGTCATCTGTGACGACAGACACAGGCACGGCGCAAGGCGGGACAATTAGCACAATCACGTTAAAGTCGGCGTCTAGCTTTACAAGTGACGATCAACCAAATGGCATGTTTGTTGAGATCACGTCAGGCACTGGCTCTGGGCAAACGCGCCACGTTGAGGACTATGTCGCGTCTAGTAAAGTTTTGACTGTTTACCCTGACTGGGATACAGCGCCAGACGCAACCAGCGGGTATAAGGTATCGCCATTTAGACCAGCCGCCGTTGACGAATACGCCGTGGTGCTAAACGGTTTTGGCCGGGCGCGTTACGTTGAGTATGTCAGCGATACAAAAATGAAAGCCTACGTTGAGGTGCCGTTTTTTGATACCAACGCAATCACATCCGGCAACTGGTACAGCGAACACGGCTACGAAGAGGTGTGGTCATCAACACGCGGGTGGCCTCGCAGTGTGACGTTTCATGAGGGGCGTTTGTATTTTGGTGGTAGTAAGCAACGCCCGTCAACAATATGGGGATCGCGTGTTGCTGACTTTTTTAATTTTGATCCCGGTGAAAGTTTAGATGATGCCGCTGTATCTGCCACGCTTGACACTGGCACGTTTAATGCGATTGTCGATATTTATTCTGGGCGTCACTTACAGATATTCACAACAGGCGCTGAATTTTATGTGCCGCAAACATTGGACAACCCAATCACGCCAAGTAATTTGATTGTCAAACAGCAAACGGCGTTTGGCACCAAGCCCGGCATCAGACTGCAAAACGTGGACGGTGCCACGCTGTTCATTCAGCGTCAGGGAAAGTCACTGCAAGAGTTTTTGTACAGTGACACGGTGCAAGCCTACACGTCAGCCAAGATATCTTTGTTGTCATCGCACTTGCTTAAATCGCCCGGCGAAATGGCAGTGCGTGTTTCAACTGGCACAGATGAGGGTGACCGCTTGATGATCGTGAATGACGATGACGGCAGTATCGCCTGCTATACACTGCTTCGCAGTCAAAATGTGATTGCGCCGTCTGAGTGGACGACAGATGGTAATTTCTTAAATATTGGTGTTGACGTTGATGACATTTATACAGTGGTAAAGCGCACGGTTCAGCCATACGCGACAGCCAGTATCACGGTTACTGATGCGACTAACATCGCCAATGGCGAGACTGTTGTATTGACAGATAACGCCGGGACATCAACAACATTCACGGCGGTGACTGGCACCCCGGCCACAGATCTTGAATTTCAAGTTGGCGGCGCATTGACCAATGATGAGGTGGCTGACAACCTAGCCACAGCCATCAATTCTGTTGCGGCATACAGCGCACCAAACCCAGCGGCTAATGTTGTTGCCATCACGCGCACCGTGTCGGGTGGTAGCAATCTTACAATCACATCCAGTGATGCCGTCAGGCTGACAGATGTTGATTTTACTATCGGTGCCACAGACAGATATTACGTTGAGTTATTTGACGCCGATGCCTTGCTTGATTGCTCAAAGACTGGCGGCGCGGCGGCGTCTGTTACTATGTCGCATCTTGAGGGTGACACAGTAAAAATTATACGCGATGGTATTATTGAACCTGACCAAACTGTGGGCATTAGCCCATTTACTATTACGTTTGCCACGGCGGCTACTGACAGCTATCAGGTTGGCATCAACTTTACGCCAGAGGTCAAGACACTACCATTTGAGCCAAACTTACCAAGTGGGTCGCTAAAAGGTTTTAAAAAGCGTATATTGGAAGTTAATGCGGAATTGTTTGAGACACAGTCACTGACCATTGACGGCAAGCTAGTACCGTTTAGACAATTTGGCACTGGCGTGTTTGGCGGTGCAGTGCCTGAGTATACAGGCATTAAAACATTGCCTAGCATGTTGGGTTATACATATGATGGTCAAGTTACAATCGGCCAAGAGGTGCCACTTAAAATGACACTGCTTGGCATTGATTACAAAGTGAGCATAGGACAGTAGGATGGGCGCGGCGGCATTACCAATAGCGGCAGTATTAACAGCCGCAACAATGTATTCTCAGTTAAAATCTGCACAAGCATCTGCCAAGGGGTTGATGACGCAGGGTGCTATGGCAAAAGTGCAGGCACGTTCTGAGGCTTTAAAATTTAAACAGCAGGGCGTGGCTGTTTTGGAAAACATCAACGCGCATCAGGCGGCAATAAACAATCGGGCTGGCGCTGGTAACATTGATCCAACCAGCGATAGCGCCAGAACGCTGTCTATACTGGCTGAGAGAAAAGGCGCGTTTGAATCGTACAACACGATAGACGGCGGCACTATTCAACTTGCTATGGGCGATATTCAGGCGCATCAGTATGCGTCTGCCGCCAAGGCAACTATGGCCGCTGGCCGGATGCAGGCACTGGCAACAGCCACACAATTTGCCGTTGGCTACGCAACATTGGGCGGTGCGCCTGCTGGGGGTGGTGCGACTAACGGATCTCAGTTTGGCACTGCTACTGGCATTCAAAGACCTTACACACCAGCGGGGCTATAGATGGCAAAAGATTTAAGATATCGCCCATTAGGCGTAGCCATACCGTCAGTGCCGGGCGTTGACTTTACGACTGCGGCAAACGCCAGAGCGCGTAGCTTTGACGCTATGGGCAAAGCGCTTAATGCGATGAGCGAATACGCCTACAAAAAAGCCGTCAAGCAAACTGAACGCGAGGCGGCTAAGTATGCATTTGAAAACCCGGTAACGGCTGAACAGATACAAGACGCCATATCGCAGGGCCGCGACTTAGATGAAATCGTTGGCGATCCAGACACAGTATTTGGCGCGGTGACAACTGCGACTGCGGCACAGCAATTGACCACTGAATTGCAGATGGAAGCCGATCAGGCAATGTCTGGCTATTCAGCAATGATTGATGCTGGTATGGAAATAGATATACCAAAGATGCAACAAGACATGAGGGCTATGATTGATGGTCACACTGATCTAATTGCTGGCATCGATCCGGGACAGGCTTTAAAATACAACGCCAGCGCCAATACAAGCGCGTCTGCCGTTTATAAATCAGCGCTAGAAAACAAATTAAAAATTATTCAAACGCAAAAAATTGCAAGAGCCGATATGGCTTTGGCTGAAATGCCAAACAAATTTAAAAAGATCTTGCAAGACATAGAAAGCGATGGAGACACAGGTGACATACTGTTGCGCCTTGCACAAGAGGGTGCCAAGTATGTTGATTTTGCAATTAACACTGGTGACAAAACATACGCCGTAAATAAATCAAAAGAAATTCAAGAAGAATTGTCAAAGGCTAAGATTGGTGTATTGCTTGATTTTGCAAATAAACCCGGCAATGGGCGTCAGGCTTTGTCAGGTAATTTTGGTAATCGCTATAATGTTTTGTATTCAACATTAAGTGATGAGGAAAAGGCAGTATTCCGCAAGACCTACATTGATAACGCCAAAAATCTGTTGTCATTGGAAAGCGCACAAGACAGCGCCGATGATCGCCGTGTAAAGGACAGGGTTGATAATTTATTGCCCAACATTTACGAAGCTATTAGAAACAGAGACTTTGAAGCGGCAACACCGCTA